TGCTTGGCAGCCTCGGCCTGGGCAGCCTCCTGCTTGCGCATGGCATCTTCCTGCGCCTTCTTGCCCTGCTCGCCAGCATAAACCGAATAGCCGGTTCCAGCCGCAGCCGCACCAGCCAATGCGCCAATGAGAATTGTTGATAGTGCTGCCATGTTCAAATCCTCTTTGTGTGAGTTTGTTCTGTTCGGTTGTAACCCATTCGATTCAGCATGCCAGATACGGCACTGGCATTTTCTCCATCAAGATTGCTCATGCAAATTGCAACAGCGCCATTGCTTTGCGCCCATTGCTCGAACGCTTGCACAAGACGTATCGCTGCCGTGCTGCGTCGATGCTCCTTGTTGATCCACCACGCCATTTCGCTTGCAACACGCACTCTTGGTGCGTACCACAATGGCGCAATCATCGCCACCAACAGTCCTATTGGGCTGCCGTCCTTTTCCGCAATGAAAACAGTTGCGTTCGTTATTAGCCATTGGATTGTGGTTCGTAATTCTTCTTCAGTTGCAGAAGTGAAGTCCGCATATGGCGAGAATGCCACGAAATCCTTGGCCATTGCGAGGAGAGCATCCTCATCATTGGCGGTAGCAAAACGAATCATGCCAACCTCCAAACGCTAGAAATGTTCGTATTCACTACGGGCACCTCACACCTCCTCGTATGGGTCATAGTCCTTCGGGCGTGGGTCAATCTTCTCGCGCACCTCGCGTGGCAATTGCTTGGCGACCGGATAAGCGAACGTCAATGCCAGCGAGTCGGCGATGTCCGGGCTACCACCGCCCTGTAGCCGCTTCTTGATCTCGTCCTTGCTCTCGAGAACGCGGCGACCGACCTGGTCGTACCAGAACGTCGGCGTGGACAGTTCGGCCTTGAGCGTGTTGTCATCCGGGATCGCGCCGCCGTTGTCAATCCATTCCTTGACCAGCCACCACATTTCGGCTCGCTTGTTCAGGAACAGGTTCGGCTGGGTCGCCTTGCCGCCGAACGGCACCTCAACCACGAAGTAATCCAACTGCCGCAGGCGGTCGATGACACCAGCGCCGGCACCGGAGTCGATGAACACGGCGTCCGGGTCGCGGTCTTCGATGACGTTGGCGACTGCCGACGCCAGTTGCATGTTGTCCATGCCCTGGTAGATGATCGGGTCTTCCATGCGCAGCCCTTGCCGCAGCACGATCACGCTGCGGTCATCGCCGAACCTGGCCGGATCGACGCCGACGACCAGCGGGAACTCGAGTACCTCGCTGTCCTTGTACTCGCGGCCTGCCGCTGTCTCGGTATCTGACAGGCTGATGAGCTGATCCGACCCGGCTGCGCTGAAGTCACACAGATACTCTCGCGCAAACGCGGCCTCCGGCATGTCGCGACGCAGGCGCTCGACCTCGTCGCGGTCCAGCGCGTCGGTGTCGTTGACCGTGTACCGGGCCGCATACCAATCAGGCAGCGTCCCAGCCCGGTAGAACAACTCGCTGAACAGGTTGATGCCCGCCGGAGTGCCGATGAACATGGCCCAGCCTTTACGGTCTGACAGCGCCGGCTGGATGATGTCGTTCCAGACTTCGGGCTTGATCTGGGCCACCTCGTCAATGACGCAGCCATCAAGGCGCACGCCACGCAGCGCGTCTGGGTTGTCTCCACCAAACAGGCGGATCGTGGCACCGTTGCCCTTGAACGTCACGGCTAGGTCAACCTCGTTGATTTCGACGCCGCCATACCGAAGCATGGGTTCAACCTTGCGCTTTAGGCGTGCCCAAGCGATGGTCTTGGCCTGCTTCAGGAATGGCGCGACGTACACAAAAAACGGAAGCGGCAGTTTGCAATTCACCGCATAGTCCAGCAATTCCATCAACGCCAATTCAGTCTTTCCAGCTCGCCGATGCAACGCTAGTACGTTGAACCGCTTGCGTTCCTTGTGGCATCGCCGTTGCCAATCCCTCGGCGTGTATTGGAACTCCACATCAACGCGGGACATTGGTAATGACATTCATAATGATTCCGCCGCCATGCTCAACGCCCACTTTGTCGCCGTAGCGGTTTGGGTCCCACTTTCCAAGCAATCGCAACGCCGTATCAATTTGCAACTTCTTCCAATTCAGATCCAACTGATCGGTTGGTTGAGAACTGGCGATGTTTCTGCAATCATCTGCAATGGCATCAAAACCGCGATTGCGGGCTTCCTTGAAGCGTAGGGCAAATTCGGCGTCTTTTGCTAGCCAGTCGTATACCGTTGTGAAACAGGGCCTACCTGGACCGCGACACCATGCTCTCAATGACTCCCCATTTGAAATGGCTGCGATGATTTCATCGGCAACCCTTGGCAGCACTGGTTCAGGCGGCCTGCCGCGAGGTCTTTTCTTTGCCATTGCAAAACCTTTCTGCTGCCCATTGTCGCAACCTTTTACGGGCTTCGCCTTTACAACATTCTATTTCAAGCATGCACTCAAGCATCTTTTTGGCTTGGAGCATGTTTCCTGCCATTGCCGCTTGCTTTGCAGCCCATGCAAACCATCGCTTTGCAATGAATAATGGCTTGTCTGAATGGGTATTCAGGATGCTGGCATTGGCGATTCTGGTTTCAATCGCGCAACTTGGTTGATCTCCACCAGGTGCCATGTTAGTCAAAGTATTTCCGAACCGCGCTATCCAATCCCGTTCAGCATCTTTCCAGTTGTCATCATCGCATTGTTGAAGCACTATTGCACCCACTTCCCTTCCTGCTGCAATAACGGTTCTGATCCAAGATTCCTTGTGTTTGTTGACTCCGCGATGATGAGTGGAATCACAAACATGCTGTTTCAATCTAACCTGTGGTTTTTTGCTCATCCCGATGTAGCGAATAACTCCATCGCCAGCATGCAACCCATAAATGAAACAGGTGTTACCTGCGCCTCCAGGCATGAGCGATTTGCCCACGTCGCTCGTATCGGCAGATTTTGATGACTGTATCTCTGCGGAGGTTGAACATCTTGGCGAGTCGCCGGTATCCGATGCCTTCTTCCTCGTGGAGGTATCGGAGTCGCTGGACGGTTGCTTCCGGGATCGTGGCATTGTGGTGGGTTTCGCCTATGCGGTCGCCGCGCTCGTTGACGGCGACTACTTTCGCTTCTTTGCGCGGGCTGGCAGGCTCTTGAAGCTGCTTGTCTTCTTTGCCCATTTCTTGGCGATCTTTGGGTGTTTCGCGTACATGAAACGCTGCTGTGCCTTGGACTTGAATGGCATCACTTCCATCCCTTCTTGAGTTGCGCATATGCCTTTGGGCTCACGGTGGACTTTGACTTGGATCGGCTGGTGCCGGCCTTGCGCCTGCGGTTGATGTTTCCGACGAGAGAGTTCTTGGTTTTCTTTGCCATTAGCCTTCCCAGTAGGTGGTTTCTCCTCGTCGGTAGTTCTTCAAGTCTTCACGCTTGCTCGGGTTGACGAGGTGCTTGTCCGAGTAGGTGACGTAGTTATTCGGCAGCAGGGCGAACTGGCCTGTGTCCATCTCGAGCAGGTTGAGCGGCTTGTGTTCCTGCGGGTAGCGAGAGAAGCCGTCTGCCCAGTCGATCACGATTCCGGTGTGCCGGCCCTTCCATCCGTACTTGATCGTAACTACCTCGAGTCCTTCGAGATAGTGCAGATGGAGACATTCCAAATGTTCGCCCATTCCGCCCCACGGTTCCAGGTCATGTCGATCGTGCCAGAAGCCGCCATCGTCGGTCGCCAGCAGTCCGTGCATGGGTAGGCCGCACCAATGTGCGCCGCTCTCGAGCAGGACATGCGTCATCAGCATTTGGCCTGGTCGTGAATAGACAGCGTGCCAAATGCCTCTGGTGGTGCCGGCAGGCATGCCAGGCCCGAGCAGGTGGTTCGGGACGGTGACGTACAGGTGGAACGGCAGATTCGCGTGGCGTGGCATTAGCGTCGGCTGGTCTTGCCGCTGCACTTCCACTTCGCGCGCGAGAGTCGCAGCGGGCTGTTGGGGTTCTTGGCTGCTGCCGGGCTTCGCTGCATCTGGCCCCAGCTGCGGGCGCAGTATGCGTCGCCCTTGGCGGTGCCTGGCTTGATCCGGTCGCCGCCGCCCTTGGCCTTGCCGGCCTGACCGTAACTGACCCTGTTGGTGCGCCCGGTCTTTGGGTTCTTCACGACCTTGACGAATCGCTTGCCTTTGGCTGGCTTCATGGTTGTCCTTTCGTCGGAGGCTTGGATGTTCCGAATCGGCGGAACTGTAGCACAAACAATGCCCGGCCTATCGCATCTCCTGCGGCCTGGACCGTCGCCTCATCCAGTGCCGGTACAGCGGCGTGAAGGACTTCGTGGGCAATGACCGATGCGAGTCGCTGCTGCGGCAGGTTCCGTCGCACCCGGATGGTTGGGTGCGGTCCTGGTGGGTGATCGCAGTCTCCGAGCCAGTC